GACTCGTCTTTTCCTGTTAAGAGAGTGGTTGACCCCCAGTGAGTCGGTAATACAGTATGTGTTCTGACAAGACCCTAGAGATTAAACTCTTACCTCCCTTAACCGTGAGCTTGCTCATGGGGCAATAATTATTACGAGATCGCTGATGAAGGATCTCAAGGTGTTTCGACGACCAGATCCGAGAGAGGGGATGGTTCACTGAATCCAAGACGAGGACTCACAGGGTCTGACTCTTCATAACTACAGAACCTCTGTAAGAACGGACAATCGAACACCTTAGTTCCCGATAGACGCGCGCTCGCCGGGCCCTTCTAAATTCCTCCCCCGTCCCTCCTCCAAGGTGTATGCTGCACAGTGGTAGTGAAACGAATTGGCGAAGGGTGACCGTATTTTAAGCACGTTAAACCAACTAGGACTCTAGAATGCCTAGCCTAGAGCCCGAAAATATTTAGGACCGAACCACAAGAAAGGAACAACAAAACACAAGAAGAAGAAAGTTACGATGAAAAAGAAGAAAGGAACCACCAAGCAGAAAGGTAGGACCAGCACGCGCACCCGGACTTTACCCATTGCTAAGGCCACTGTAACCAAGTACAAAGGCCCAGTATTGAAAAAGAATGGTGTTGCCAATACACAAGTGTTGACTACATTGTATCAGAGTGGAACCCTAGGAAAATTCACCGTGGTGGGGTACCCCATCAATCCCGGAATGGGCATCAGCACCTGGTGTGCGAGTTTAGCAACCATGTATGATATGTATAAGATACGTAAGTTCGTGGTGCGCTACGAGACCAGTTGTGATGTCAACACTAAGGCCAACGTTATTATGTGGATAGACAGAGATGTGTACGACACACCACCCGCAACTTATAATGAGGCCGCCCAAATGATGGGAAATATGAGGACCATCTCATGGAGTGATGAATCTTTCCAACCTCCTTTAAGCATCTTCGTTCAGGCAGACGGACAGAAAAAGTACTGTCGAGTAGGACCTGTTGCAGGAGATTACAACAAGTTCGATTCAGGGACACTCTACATTGGTGTTGAGGACACCACCACCGGCACGGCCCAACTGGGCAGGGTTATGCTGGATTATGAGTTTGAATTCTTTAGCCCAAAGAGCACAACCAACACGACAGCCACCGTCACGGGTGATGCCACCTCCATTTTCATGCGCAATACCAATTCAGGAAGCCCCGAAGCAGATGGGGCAGTAGCGCCCATAGGACAGTTAGCGCCGGACGTAGACGAAATAGGTATGGGAGCAGCCAACGCCTGGGATAATTTCTGGGCGCCAGCTGGGAACTACCTACTGCGTCTACTTCCCAAGATCGCTTCGAACGCTAGCGCCGGTACTACAGGCACTCATTTCGGATCCGCTTTCTACATAGAGGACGCTGAAGATGGACAAACAACTTCGATGCTATTGGACTCACTAGGGAGTACACAATCCAGTGGGACAACAGGCACGAGTTTGTCGGGGGGCACCCCCATCGAGTCATACTGGGAGACAGACGGATCCCAATGGCTGCGACCCGCATGGTCGGCGTCAGGATGGGGCCAGTCCCTCTCCAATAGTCTCATCCAAGCAGGGACGACCCTCGTGTTGAAGAAGTTATCTGCCGGAGTGTTAGGATCAAGTCAAGCCGAGCGGAAGTCTAGGATGGCAGCAAACAGGATCAGATATAGGGAGAACGCTAAGAAGTGGCATGCTACCCTTGCTGAAATGCACAGACTAAGGGACGAAGTCAAAGTCCCCCGGCCTCTGCTCAAGCCAATCCTAATGGCCTCTTCAGCCGACACAACCCCAAACAGCCCCGTCACGGAGGAGCTGTGTAGGGACATACAAACAAGCGCTTCAGGGTTCTCAGCTCAAAGAGACCCAACCGAGGAAGAAATCCAGGCTATACTTAAACGTTACGGACCACCCAAATGTTAATTATGTGCCCCCTCGAATGTTTTACTATCGCCCCCTTTTTGATAATTTATACTATAATAGTAACCCTAGCCCTCATCATCACAGTACAATGCGTAGTGAATCTAGAGACCCAAATAAGAGAGGAAAGGGAGTATCGAGTGCTCGCCGGAGCACTAATGACCGTCTAGGGGCAGACGAGAAAGCAAAACAAACATATATATTTATTTATTGGAACGTCAACCTACATCCCAAACCATCGGTGTTCCCTCAACCACGACCTTAGCCTACCGCTGAACATCCAAGCCACGCAATATGGTAATAAGTCCCATGCACACATCAAATTCTCCACAAACGAGATCGAAAGTGGGGGCGACGGTCATCTACATCTACATTACAGTCGAAATATACATATAATAATTCTCCTTATGAACATCCCCTGGATAGTTTATTGCTCTGACATCCTGTTGGAAGACCATGTTGCATGGCCCGGTTTTATAAACTGGGCACACTATGTGTCAGAATCAGGGTGTTGCCCCAACTGGAGGCCTGGAGAGACAACTATCACAGACTACCAAACAACAACACAATGAAAAACCGGTTTAAAACTCTAATTAAGATCGAAAGGTCTCAGTTGGGGAATTGCGAAGCCCCCATCCTGGGGGTGGAGTCAGCCACCAAACAGACCACAACAACTACGCCTAGAAACCCTGCGCAACGCAGGAGGCAAGCGGCCCCAGACCGGGGACCACTTGCAGGAGCTTACTTCGTAAAACCCCCCCCTTGGGTGTTAGGGGGAGGATATACTGGAAAGCCCACAGTAGACCACAACAAGGTGCTGGTCAAACACGAATTGAGTCGCCTTGATGTGTCATTTGAGAAGAGTGAGATTCAAGATATCCCCGTAGAAAACTGGCACGAGAAGAAGAAGAAGTACCAGGCCCAAGCTATGTCACGAAGGGCAAGGGATAGGAGTCGCACCACCAACAGACACATTCGGAAGAAGAAGACAGGCAAGAAGTTCGACAGCACCCGCGGATATCCTGGAGAGGGACCCTGGGAATTTGTACCTTGTTGGCCAGGTGCCCTGGTTGAAGGGGAAGGAAAGCGCTATGTGTACGACCATCTTGTCATATGGGATAAGGATGGCATGAGTATGCGTAACGAGTTCACTTTAACCAGATACACCTGCATTGACCACAAGAGATTCCATTATCATCGAGTATGGGTGGAGGATTCAGATGACGAAGGTGGATTTAGCGACGATGAGTTCGTAATTTTCCACCGTTGTCCTCCAGATGCCTCCTTAGAATTTGATGCTACGAAGGGTTACCCTGGAGAGGGACCAGGGGCAACTTGGTTTAGGATTTGCAGGGCCGCTCCCTGTCAGAAGTACAGGCACTATCACACAGAGAGAGGGAATGAGGGTTTCAAACACCCAGCCGAGGAAAGAAAGCTGAGGAATAAAGACACTCCACGCCCCATGATACAGTGTAAGATATCCTGTGACGCCTGTCCAATCAATCGTAGATTCCACCCTCACAAACATAAGGAGGCGGATGCGATCTGGGGGGAGTGCAAGGATTGCAACGAAAGCCGTCCCTCTGACCATTTGGGAGGCAGACCACCGAAAACCACCAAGAGGCAGGAAATTGAAAGGACCCTGGAAGAAGAGAGACTAATCGAACAGGACCTGAAAGAAAGGTTGAATGATCTGGAAGGTGAGGAAGAGGAGAAGAACGATGACACTGTGCCAAGCAACCAGTTGATAGCTGAGTGTGTCACCCCTACTCTAGAAACCCCACAGCCCGATCAGTTCAACCAGGAAGAACTGGAGCTGGTGTCCGAATGGCTAAAACTAACCCAGGAGAGATTGAATCTTCACGAGCAATTGGGGAAGAGTGGACAGGACAGGAAGCATATGGTTCCTACAAAAGGGCCTTTGTTGAGTCGTCCACCGCCCGAATTGCTCGCTTTGAAAGAACCAGAACCTCCCGATCCGCCACCCGACTCCCCTCCCACTATTGGACCTCTGGTTGTTGAGACTAGGGATCTATATGTGAAGGGCACAGGAAGTAAGGGATGGGGTGAGGATTTGTTTCATTCATTTCTCAAACTGTTCGCAGACCCAGTTATCAACTACCGGGTCGACGAGAGTTCATCAACACCTCAGATCCTAGAGACAGAAGCCGCTGTCGGGGAGAGTTTCAATATTTGGTATGGAAGAAAGTACAAGGACAGAGTGCAGTTAACCAAGACAGGTTCCCATCGAGGAATAGATTGTGCCTTAGCTAGAGCTTACCCCCGCAAGTATAAAGGGGAAGTCTATCCAGAGGTAATAACAATCATGATGAGAGATCGAGAAATCGTAAATTCTACATTAGTGGCTGTCAATGGTAATGTCAACTCTACGTTTGGCCATATAATAAAGAGACGACTCCAGATGGTACAAAGAGGAGATCGAAGTCTTTGGGATTGGATGACAGACATGGAAATAGCTCGCAATACAATAGTGGCCCTCCAGAATGACAAGTATGTCTGGGATGCAGGAACTAATGAAGCAGGAGCTAGCACTGTCATGCCACATTTTCAGAGAGGGGGAACCGTGCACCGGACAGCATCGAGGAACGGTTCCCATTCAAGGTCGCGCCTATAAGATGCCAGCCAAAAGAATTACGCCACCCTTCATTGACATTCGATGTACTCAAAGGACAGGAATTCATAAAGGACGGAAGACTAAATTTTCCTATAGATGACAAAGTAAGAGATCATAACTATAGGATGGTCTTTGGTCCTTGTGTCTCACACGAGGGAGTTGAGTACGCCCGGTCCAACAACAACTTGAACATCGGGATGGATCGTCTGCTAGGGTGCAGAAAATTCAAGCCAGAAGAGCTTGGAACCGAGGATCCCGCCTCATCAGCCCGTCGGTTAGAGGCTGAGTACCAAGAGCGACAAAGGACCTTCATCAAGACTCTGGATCCAGAGCTGGTAACAATTGCAGAGCATGCTTTTGAAGCTAGTTTATTGGGTTTTAAGGGTTGTGTGGAAGAAGCGGAAGAACATCACGCAGATCCGCATCCGAAGAAGGCGCTCAGGACTGAGGCGTGGCGACAAGCAAACCTATTTGGAACTGCTGCAAAGTGGGACCATTGGATGGAAGAAGAGTGCGCCAAAGGAAAAATCAAAGTAGAGATTGCCAAGGCAGGTAAGATCGTGAGGATTTATGTAGACCTAACCGTGCTGGCCTCATTACGGGGGGCCTGGCTAACGGACGCCCTCAAAGGGGCTATGGCTAAACCATGGATATGGGGAAGGACAAGGGTCATTTTTATGAAATCTGTGTCAGCGTCGAATATGGGAGTCATCAAACAGTCTATGCTTGATGCCGATTTTGACGTAGACATGGTGTATTTCAGTGATGATGTGTTCCTCAAAGTAAATGGAGCCAAGGGTCCACGATTCTTTAACCTTGACATTTCAAGCTGCGACGCCAGCCACACCGAAGAACTTTTTGAATTGTTAGCCAGATTGGTTCCCACGTCCTGGAGAGAGGATGTGGAAGCATTGATTGGTCAGTGCAAAGCGCCATTGAAATTAGCAAGCATTGTGGATAAACATGATAAACCACGTAAGGTGATTTTGAAATTCCATTCTGCTCGCTTATTTTCCGGGAGTACATTGACCACTTTAATCAACAATATAGCATGTTTATTGATGGCTTCTGCCATAAGCAAAGGATGTAAGAGCGAAGCCGGCATTAAAGAAGCATGCGCCAAGGCAGGTTACAAAGTCACCCTAGATGAGGTTGTCATTCGGGGTGACGCACAATTCTTGAAACATTCCCCACTTTTGGACCTGGACGGAAAGGAAAGGTGGGTATTGAATTTTGGTGTTCTGTTGCGTACATGGGGGTCCTGCCGAGGAGACCTACCAGGCAGCGGACCTCTACTACAGCGCGCAAGAGATTACCAAGCGGGTTTGCTGAAGAGCATGTATCCCCGGGTCGAGTGCCCCATTTTAAAATCTATGAGAAGAGAGTTTGGAGTCCCCACAGTTGAAACGAAAGCATTCAAGTACGGAGTGCAATCCGGAGAACGGTTTCTAGCTAGCATTGAAGATGACTTGGTACTTTGTACCGATGAAGAATTTCTAGCTCGATACCGACTTACTCCAGAAGAGATTGCCCAGGTACAAGCGTTTGCACGACTACCTGTAGGATTCCACGCACATCTCAGTGGACTAGGGAAGATTCTTGAGAAGGATTATGAGTTAGGACTCAAGATCCTCCCCGAGGTCCCATTATTATACGACAAGACTCCAAACGGACCGGAACAATAATCCGGTTTGGAGTAAGTCTGTAGGTCATGGCTTGTAACCATGATGCTCACCTACTATACATGAGGC